TATAGGATAATATAAAGTTGCGGCACCATTACGTACTCCGCCTTGACTACAACTGCGTGTTGCACTTTGAAATAATTTATAAAAAGGAATAACGCCAGTGTGATATGCATCACCTTTTCTAATAGGCGACTTAATAGCACGAATCCGTCCTGCACCAACGCCAATACCTGCTTTTTGTGAAACATATCTTACAATACTACTAGTAGTGGCATTAATACTATCTAGACTATCATCTGTTTCAATCAATACACAACTACTAAATTGTCTCTGTGGTGTACGCACTCCAGCCATAACTGGTGTAGGCAATGATATTTGATGTGTACTAATTGCATCATAATAATCTTTTACCCACGATAATCTTGATTCTTTTGGATACTGACTGAATAGAGTGGCGGCTATTAATATATAACAAACCTGGGGCGTTTCATATATCTGTTCTGTAACACGATTCTGTACAAGATATTTGCCACGAAATTGTTCCATCGCGGCATAGGTTAGTGATTCATCACGATCGTGTTTTATGAAAGAATCAATACGTTCCCATTCATCTTTTGTATAAGCTGATAATAATTCTTTATCATAGAAACCTAGTTTTACATTCTTCTTTAATATATCAAATAATGCCCAAGGTTGAAATTGTCCATAGACCATTTTACGAAGATGATATGTAATTAATCGTCCGGCTACATACTGATAATTTGGTGTGTCATTATTAATTAAATCTGCGGCAGACTTAATTAATGTTTCTTGAATATTACTTGTTGTTATACCATTATAAAACTGAATCTGGCTTTTGATTTCGACCTCACTAGCAGAAACCCCAGTTATTCTTTCTGTGGCCCAAAAAACTACCTTATGTAATTTTTCAATGTCTAATGGTTCGTTATGCCCATTACGCTTTTTTACTTGTATCTCTGTCATGTTGAGTATTTACAACTTTAAAGACCTACCGGTTAAGAATATAATCGTTTAGAGAGCAAGGCTAGTTCAAATGTGATATACTATAATGTATAGTTGCGTTATTGCCTGTAACTGTGGTCGTATAATGAAATTCTATATCTGTGCCTTCTTCAATAACTTGAAGAACAACACCAGTATCTGAATTCTCTACATAATCATCTGACCATTGTAACGATAAAGATGCCGCTCCAGAAGAATCCATAGGTCCGACAGCACATTTAACAGTACCTATTCTTTGTGTATTATTTCTTAAAATTGAATAATCAATTTTAAATGATTTATAAGTTGGGTTTGCTAATATGAATATTGTAGAATCTGTACTATCATCTGTTGATACACCATCTGTTAATGTAGCTGTAAGACCTGCATCTCTTTCGTACTCGCCTTGTATAATAGTTTTGGCGCCATCAAATGCTACAACTTTTTTACCACTACCACGTTTTATTCTACTAAAACTAGTTGAATTTGCATCAGACCTTTCAAACATATCACCAATACTAACATTATCATCGTCTAATAATTGTATAACATGTGTTGCCGCATTGCCTTCGCCATTGAAACTATTACCAACATCTAAAAATGTATTATATCCACTACAATTATAATTTACATTGTCTATATAAACACCTGCAGATGCAATTTCATCAAATAAATTATGTACAATCCTAAATGCTTGCGGACCAGTATCTGCCGATTCTTTATTTTCGCCTAGAACAACACCTCTAAACATATTATAAAATCTACTATTTGAAATAGTAACACCTTTAGCATCATCATCACAATGAACACCATATGTACATAACTTAAATTGACATTTATCAATCGTAACCATTTCAGGAATACTAGTTGATGATCCTTTTATTTCAAAACATTTAGTGTTTGCTGTTGCAACACCTAAATTAGCAACTACGTCGCCGCCAATAAAGTTTACTGAATTAAAATATGCCTGACTTGTAGATTCTAATAAAAATACACTTGTTGCTATTGCACTTTCAAATGTTAAATCACTAACTTCAATTTGCTTTGGTAATATTGCGGCATTTAAACCAATATTAGTACCAGTCTGTTGAAGACTATCTGTAGTTCTAGCTAGATAACTTGGAAATGATGAATCTGCAGGGTTCAATTTAATTACAGAACTATCTGCACCTTCTCCCCATAGTTTAGCATACGAAGGAATTTTAATTGTATCACTAACTATATAAGTACCTGCGGGAAAATATAAACTTCTACGAATCTCTGCACTAACCTGCCTACTGAATAATTCATAAAGTGCTCTGTTAATAGCCGCAGTATCATCAGTAGTGCCGTCACCCTTCGCACCAAAATCTTTTACACTTGCAAAGTCATCAAATTTTTCTTGTAACTTACGTGTTATGGGTGCCGCGGCTGTTGCACCGGTTACAACTGTATAACCACCTGCATCGCCTTTGTATGTATATGAAGAGGCTAATGCCAATACATCACTAAATTCTGTTAATACTTCGGTATTACCTATTACTGGTGCACCATCTGTTAATGTGCCATTACCAATATATAGTTTACGATCATCTATACTCCAGCCTAATTCCCCACCTGCAAGTTGTGGGAGGTTTTCTGCTAAACCTTGTCTATGTGTAATTCTTGAAATTTGAACAATAGCCATCTAATATAATCCTGTTAATTCTAGTATTTATCCATATAATAGGTTTCGACTCGTTTCCACCATAAGTCTTTTTGTTGATTAAACTCGTCACCTTCGAGAATAAATTCCTGAAATTTATAGTCTTTAGTACATAATAATACGATTCCTTGATTTATATTAGTACCATATACTTCATTATGTGCTTCTGCATAAGCTATTAATTGTAGGAAATAATCTCCAATCCATTGGCGTTTTTTAAGTTTATTAGACTGCTTAAAATCTATTATTGCTTCATTACCATTATATACTCCTACACAATCTGTAGTACCTGCATATATTTGCGGGAAATACAACGGAACTTCTGTACCCCAAAATTGATCAACATTAGTTAATCCTTCATTAATTACTATTTTAGCCATTTCTAGACTTTGTTGTGCATAAGGATTAGATACAGATTCTTTAAGTTTTTCTCCTAATATATATTTTTCTAAATAGGAGTGCATACGAGTACCACGACTGGCCGCTTCTGTAACTATTTCTGTGGCTTTCTTTTCACCTACACTTTTACGCCACCTTTCTAAACCTTCTCTATCCTTTTTAGGCTTAGTGGCTGATAAAATAGTTGTTACTGAAGCTAATTTATCACCATCTGGTGTCTGATAAACTCTTTTACCATTATTATCGGTGGTTCTCTTAAGTGGTGCGTAATTAAATTTTGATTCTATCATTATTTTTAATTAGTGTAACATTGTTAGTTATAATTGTCAACTGATGTAAGTCAAAAAAATACCCGTCAACATTGTGACGGGTTAATATTGCAATCTAAGACTGCAATAAAGAACTAGTTTTAGTTATTCTTTACAAACCTTTAACAATACTGTCAAGGCCTGAGGTTTTCTTCATAGCTCTTTTAGCCATACCTTTTACAACATCCTGTGCTTTATCAACCGGCATCAATGTTGTTGGATCATCATAATCAAATGATATTGTATTTGCATCTATATTCTTTATCATTCCACTAAGTGGGGGATTTTGTGATATATTCTGTAATCCTGATACATCTATATTAATACCCATATCAGATGCCATTTTTATAAAACTTTGTGTAGAAATTGTTGAACGGGTTTTTAAATATTCTGAGCGTCCAATGATATATTGAATTAAAGCAGATAATTCTTGGATTACCGACCCGACAACTTCTTTGATAAACATTTTAACGTTTTTCTCTACCAAAATCAGGTTCGGCATCAACCTCGGGTTCAACTTCAGGTTCGACTTCAACTTCAGCGTCAGCGTCAGGTTCAATTGGTCCAAGATCGACATCACCAAATTCTTCTGGTTCTATCATTTCTTCACCAGTTAATGAACTCATTGCTGAATCCATACTTGTCTTTGCTTCTTCAAGGGCACCAACTAATGCACTCAATGTCGCTGTTTGTGAATCATAATATGATTGTGTTGCATTAACACCTAATTCTTCTTTCATTGCTGAAGCTAAGTTTGGTAAATCTTTATATTGCATTTCTGCAACATCTTCATACATTTTTGTAATGCGATCAAGCAAATCTTGTGCGGCTAAAACAACCTGAGCTTGTTCAACTTCAGATTCATTAAGTTGTTCATTTTCTTTAGCAACTATGTCTTCGTATTTTAAACCGGCTAATTCTTTCATTCGGCCAATCTCATTACTTTCTATTTTTTCATCTTCATTACTTTCTATTTTTTCATCTTCGTGACTTTCCACATCAGTGTCATCTTTTAAATCTCTCGGATCAGCATATTCATCTTCTTCTTCATCATAGCCATGCTTCATTTTTTCTTCTTCATCACCTTCATTACGAACTGTAATTTCTTCGTCATCTACCCAATCTTCTTCATCTTCGGGTTCTTTTATATCAGGAGCAAGAGCGTCTGCTTTCTTAAGAGGATTTGGTCCTTTACCGGCCCAGTTATATTCTTTTATTAATGATTGTAGAGCTTGTTCTATCATTAGTGCCTGTAAGTACTTTGGATTTGACTCACTTTTATGGAAATCTGGCGATTTTTTAAAATCTTCAATTATTTCCGTAGTTTTTTGTAACATTAAATGTGCTGATTCAGCATTAATTCTGTGTGGGTCAATATGAAAGCCGAAATGACCTTCGAGTATTTTACCTATTTGTTTAGATTTTTGTATGCTTTCTAATTCGTCGAGTTTCATTCTTAATTCCCTGTTGTTGATAGTATTTAGCCAAAGAAACAGAATTCACCAATTGTTTTCTAAGGTGTTTCATTTTGGCAATGTTGTCAATAATTTTAATAATAAGAATTTCTTTACGATTTGGGTCCGTTTCGCTCTTTACACAGGCGTTTAAATTCTCAAATTCAAACATTTTATAACTAAGTTGCTTATCAATCTCTAATAATTCTTTAGCTTCAGATCTTTCCTTACGATCTAAAATACACCAGGCCAAAGCATTACGACTACAACTAAAATCTTCAATTTCTTCATTTTCTTTAAAAACGCGAAAAGCTGAAAAAATGGGTGTAATTGTATAATTACTAAAAACTATATAATTACCATTCTTTTTTGTGATAATATTCTCAGAAAGTGTCTGTAGACTAGCTTTAGCCAGAGCTGTTAATTTCTTAAATTTTTGATTAGTTGTTGTCATATCTCTAGACTAGAGATATGTTTTAGCAATAAGCCAGGCACATGCCCCTAGTAATGCCGCGATAATAGAACCACCCCATGTTAATAATTGTGAAGTCCTACGGTTGTTCATATCATTCAATGAATCGCGAATCTCAAAGACTACTTCTTCAAGATGATCAACCTTTTCTTCGACTGTGTCTAACTTATCTTCCAAAGATTTATACCTTTCGGCACAAAGTTCGACGTGAGCCTCTAAATTTTCCTTTTCTATCTCTGTGGTCTTAGCCATTTGTACTAGTTTATTCTCTTATTATTTTATCAATACGAGACTAGCACCATACAGAGAATTTTCCTGCTATGTGTTATGTCGAGCCTATTTGTGCCTGTGTTATGTTTAAAATTCTATATATATGCCAGAAGCATATTAATATTACTCTTATTTATGATCTGGCTAGTAATACATTAACTCTATATAAAATATGTATTACAATACTTGCCTTTAGTGCAAATTTTTTGATTTAACTTAGCATTTTCTGTAAGATTTGTTATAATTGGAACATTCTCAAAGTCTTCTACCAGAGTACCAACAGGACTATGTTCATTACCATAAGCCGATATATTTTCTGATTCAAAACTAAACGTCCAAATATTATAAGTGAAACCTACAGGCCCCATAAAATATTCACCAAAGTTATATCGTTCAATATATTCGGCTGGTTGCATTAAAGGCATTGATATATCAGTTGGTTGGGCTCGCATTCCAATAACCTGAAGAAATGTTTCAAAATTTCTTTGTTGGTTTCTTAATTGGTATTCCTCCATCATCCGAGGTTTTTTAGTAAACCCAGTTCTTGTAATATCGCAAAGTGTAAAACATACTATAGACATTTATATTCCTTGTGTTAATATTAATTTAAGAGTATTGTCACGATCTAACCATTTCTTAACTTGTTTTTTATAAAAACTTTGAAATAATTTAGTCTGCTGACATTTAAGTATATCGGGCATAACAGAATCAAGTTTATCATCCAAATGTTTCTGAAAAGTATACCAAGTACCATATTCAAAATCGGCCGTTCCTTTAGATGATTCTTGTCGTATTAATCCTTGTAATAATGTTTTTTCATCATCAGTTGCATTCTCTAATGATTTTACATGAAGTGATATTGTTTCTGTGTACTGTTCGTGTCTAGTATCGTCAGCTAAAAGTATTTTTACAATCTCATTTTTAAAACAACTACTATCTGATAATTTAAGAAAAGTTTTTAATGTAGAAGTTCCGAATATTTCAGTGGTAACTCCAATTAATATTGCAAATTCTGGAGAAACATGATAATCCATAGTAAATTTTAATTCTGGCTCTTCACCAAAACAATGAATATAAAAAGAACGAACTAATCTTGCATGTGTTGTTTCTTCTTCTTGCATTTCTTCTAACATAGATCGTATATCTGACGTATTGTATGCAGAATGATTTTTTAATGCCGCATAAAGAACAGCAACAAACATTTCTCCATTAACCCAATTTTTAATTTGCGTTTTCCAATATTCTTGATTAAAATAATCAAAATCATATTCAGAAAGATAAGGTTTAGCTACCTGTGTAATAGAATTAGAACCTAAACGTAAAGGATCCAATGGATCAATGTCAACAAAATTAATTTCGGGGGTGAAATCACTTTTAATTTCATTTATAATTTTATCTTTATCAACTAAATTGGATATATTCATAATGTAATTTTCAATAATGTGATTAATTTATCTAATTGTTGTTTAATACCTGGGTGATCTTCAACTATATTATCCCATTCATATGCATACTTTTCTAATTCTGTACAATATGGCTTACTTACTGGACTCAATACCATAGTTTTTACCTCACTCCCGGCATTTCTCATTGTTACTGTTTTGCCGCCATCAGAAGTTTCATAAATTATTGCTATATCTTTTTTCTTTTCGTTTTTGACAAAATGACCCATACAAGTAATTATACAAGATTTATAAACGGCCATTAAAAAACCCCGAACAAGCCGGGGTTTTCTGGTTACAGTGAGCGGTATTACGAAACAGCCGCCGCTGTTAATACACCAAGTTTTGTTGCTGTAACTGTTGAGCTAGAAAGGTCAACAGAATCAACCGTACCTAAGGCACGAATTGCCGTTTGCAATGTTGCAACGACAACAGCATCACCACCTTCAACAGCAAAGTTTTGCTGTGTATTAGAATCCACTAAAGGACCAATACAAACTACTGTTGCTGTATCTCCAATAGTACGTTGTACTGCGGCTTGAGCGCCTTCAGGACCTGCACTACCATTGATTGCGTTGATATAATCAACGATGAAGAATTGTAGATCTTTACCTATAGATTCCACATCGACAGCCTCAGCGGCTGGATGGGTTCTTGTTAAAACTGCCATATCGATTCTCCTAAATGTTCTGGGGATTATCCCCTACACTTATTTAGTAGACTTTACCGAAATTATTTACTACTGTGACTATTTTATGGGAGAACCTGGTGCTGTTCTAGCGGATTTCATTAACTGCATATATAAATCAGTACTAATAGGTCGTCTTACGGCTTGTAATAACCTAGTAATAAGATTTTTTCTATCTTGTCTGTTAGCATATTTTAGAATCCAATCTTGAACTAATCTTCTAGCCCAGACTTGATCAGCAGATAGGCCTTTGAGGCGCCTTTGCATCAACATTAATAAAGCATTATTATCAACTTCATCTAAATTGCCATCTGCTATACTACGTAACATACGTTTTAAACGAAGTTCAGGAATGGTAATATCCCAATCATTAAATAATTTGTCAGCAAATTGACGCTGATTAATTACAAATGTAATAAAATTATATAAATCTGGCATACTTTGTCTATAACCATTAAATTGAGGGTTAGCCATAGTATCTTTAGCATAACGCATTGCCGCAGGTTTATCAATATAATATAATAACCGTAACATAATTAAATGATCAAATAACATATCAGCAATAGTACCCACATCGGTACCTTTGATCATATCAAGCCGACGATACATTCTAGATTCTATTATTTCTTGTAAGAATTTCATAACTCTGGGTTATTCCTTGCAAAGTTTTGTTTACTAAATCTTAATCTATCAACTAATTTATGAGAAATTCCGCTATCATGAGTTACATAACCCTCATGTCCGGGCTCATCAGCAATGTGTGCCTGAATATTTCCATGTGTAGCTTGATCTAGTTGCCTAACCATTCTAGTTTTTATTAATTGTATACTATTATATAGCATGAATACTGTTGCGAGTCCTTTGATGTTTTCTTCTAAGAACTGAGAAATTCTTAAAAATTTAGGCTCGCTTACTTTTGCCTCAACCCAATTAATAAATTCATCAGCCATATTATCAAAATTACCTTGACGTACTTTAGCATTACCAAATTGTTTCATTAATTCTGCTAAATTTGTAAGTTTTAATTCACGTAAGATAGAAGGATTAAGTAACTTATCAATTAATCCACTATTTTTTGTTATAATTTTTTCAATTGCATCTAAATCTTTAACTGGTATTTTAATTGTAGGTTTTTCTTGTAACTTTGGTCCTAAAATTAAAACAGGACCATCTTTTAATACTGATACATCAGTAAATGGCGTGCCACTATCTCCTGAATCCTTTTTAAATGTATGAATAACAACACCTGCAACACTATTTTCTATTTTTTTCCCTAATGAAGTATCACCAGGAATAGAATAAGTTACAGTATTGGGTTGAAATACCCAGTTACCTTTAATATTTTTAGGTTGACCAACATAAAGTAAATCACCATGTATATAACCACGCAATTCTTGTGGAGTCTGTGCTTCTAGTGGTGCCCATAATTTTTTATACATACCAATTAAATCTTTTCTATCACCGCCACGTGCCTTCATAATTTTAACAAGCTCTTGAGGACTACGTGCTTTACCTTGATACCCTTTAGCAAGAAATCCTGACTTATCTGTTAATACAAATTCGCCGTTTTCATTTCTGCCAAATATAATTGCTGGCTTACCATCCCATTTAATTGTAATATTTTCTGCTGTTTTAGGTAAATTTTTTAACATACTAATTGCTCTAAGTGCACCGTGTGAACCTTCTGCAAATATTAAATCTTCAGGGTGTTCAATTCTTGCGGCTTCAACAATTACTTGCATGCCTTGATTAACAATACGATCACGCATACGTGCTATAAAATCATATTCAGTAAGTTCAAGCTCGAGTCCATGTTTAGCAAAGGTTTCTCTAGCATCTTTTACTAATTCTTGATAACTTGGTAAATCTCTAATTTTATTTAAAATACTTTCAACACTTTTTAAATCACTAGCCTTTCCATGAAATAAAATATTAGCAATTTTATCTGGGTTTTTTGAAATTACTTTATCTGTATCTCTATCTACTAAACCTAATTTAGGTGACCATTTCATATTAAAGAATTTAGCAATACTTGACATTAAAATATTTCTGTGCATACCTTTAAAACGAGATCCATCTGGTGCACCACTGTAAAAGAAACTTTGCCACTTTGGTTCACCAAACATAAAGTCGGTCTGTACATATCCATTAGCAGGATCACCTAAAA